GGGTGCCCCGTCGAGAGTCATGCGCGGGTTACAGGGGTGGATGTTCCCTCTGTGCCTGAACTCCAGGTGCGTGACCAACCCGATCGGGGTAGCTTGAGGAGGAGGGAGAGGCGTGTACGTTATCTGGCCGGCCTTGGGACTGGGGTCGACTACGGCGTGCACGAGGACTGCCTCAAGAACATGGTACGTGGCATCACGGAGCGCGTCTTGTACGTGCGCCGTGGTGAGGGGCTTGCCAAGCCCCCTCAGCCTTTGGAGGGTGTGTTTGGGCGTCTCGCGAGCCTGCGCTCGCGTCTGGTGAGGAAAGCGCCTCCGACCCCCGTTGTGCCGCTGGGTGATTACCCTCAGTTGTACAGCGGGCGCAAGCGCCTGATTTACCAGCGGGCAGTCGATAGCCTCATGGTCCGGAGGCTGACTGTACGGGACTCCTATGTGAGCACATTCATCAAGGCCGAGAAGGTCAACTTTACCTCCAAGGTTGACCCTGCTCCACGTGTCATACAGCCACGCTCGCCTCGTTACAACGTTGAGGTTGGACGTTACCTCAAGTTGTTCGAGAAGCCCTTGTGCCGAGCGTTTGCTCGTGTTTGTGGAGCACCGGTGATTTTGAAGGGTATGAATGCTGACCAGGTTGGTGAGACCCTGTTTGCTCACTGGTCAACGTTCAACAACCCCGTGGCCGTTGGGCTTGATGCATCACGGTTTGACCAGCATGTCTCACGCACCGCGTTGGAGTGGGAGCATTCTGTGTACAATGCCGTGTTCAGGTCCGAGGAGTTGCGGCGGCTGTTGCGTTGGCAGCTGAGTAATCGTGGGATTGGTCGTACTGAGGGCAAGCGGGTTGACTACACTGTTGAGGGCTGCCGCATGAGTGGTGACATCAATACCGGCATGGGGAACTGCCTTATCATGGCTTCCATAGTTGTTGCCTATTGTGAGGACCGGGGGCTGCAATACCGCCTGGCCAACAATGGTGATGACTGTGTGTTGTTCGTGGAGGCAGGTGACCTGTGCCGGCTTGGCGGCTTGGACCGTTGGTTCCTGGATTTCGGGTTCACGCTCACGCGTGAGACGCCCTGCTACCGTTTGGAGGAGGTTGAGTTCTGCCAGTTTCACCCAGTGTGTCTGGCGAGCGGCTGGCGCATGGTGCGCAACCCCCACACGGCGATGAGCAAGGATTGCGTCTCACTCGTGGACTGGAGCACTGAGGTCGGGTTCCGGGCCTGGGCTAGCGCTGTCGCCTCGTGTGGTGTGGCCCTGACGAGTGGTGTGCCTGTGTGGAGCGCCTGGTACAGGGTCCTGGAGCGGGTGGGTCAGGTCCAGCGGGCTGGGGTCACTGAGCGTGTCAACGAGTGTGGAGCATACTACTGGTCTCGTGGGGTGCAGTCTTGTCAGGTCACGGATGAAGCCAGGGCGAGTTTCTACTTCGC